GTATTGATTGTATCAATCGCTATACTATAACCATAGACTACATCTACGCCCGCTATAGTAATTGATGATGTTGTAACTAGTGTCGCTGTGTTTGCCATCTGTTAAATCTCCTAAATAAATCCGTTTTCTCTCGCCCAGGTTTCAGTAACCGGTCTTAAATCGTGTCGGCAATTATATCCGCCTAAGTAAGGAATAACCGGAACGCCTTGCCCGTTGTCCCAACTGCTCACTTCTTCCGCGCTAAAAACTTGATTATCTCGCTCGATGCAAAATTCTCGAGATGTCGGAATTAATCCGCCAACATAATAAAAATATTCGCTGCCTATTTCCTCAGCTTTTTTTAGAGTGACTGACCGACTAAATCCGGCCATGTTAGTGTTTAGTTCAGTCTCAATCTGGTTTGTTAGTTCCCTATTTTTAGTGTCGACAATCTGAGCAATCGATGGCCGAACGCCTGAAATTACTTGTCTATAAACTACGGCGCGCATGTCATCAACGTATGTATTGATCTTGTTTGCAGTTGCGGTCACCTCGAACTGTATTAGCTGCTCAATAATCTGTGCATCAATACCGCTGAACGGTAAGTCTTTTCCTAAACTCGCTTTAAATTGCTTTTTGATAACCTTTAGTTCGCTTGCGTAAACCTTCACAACATCATCAATAACGTTATTTAATCCCGCCCGTCTTAACGCCGTCGGTAGTTCGTTCAGTATATTAGCCGTATCCAGTGCGGTAATTTTTCCGGATTGCACTTGAGATAAAAGATCAGGAACATTAGCGGATAAAAATCGTTCTAATTCTCGCGCAAATTGTCCGACCCTGCGTTCCCTCGTTGCCTCTTTTAATATTGCATCTTGTTTTAAATCGTTCTTATCTGGCATTGACGAAACTATTTAGAATATTTGCTCGTTGTGTTTGGCTAGTCTCAGCCGGTTCTGCATTGTCGATCTCATCAAAGATTGCTGATGTATCCTCTGAATTTAATCCTACTTTCTCTATTAGTTTTTTATCCATTGCTTTTGAAGTTTCAGGATATTGACCCACTTTAGTTGCGAACGCGTTATAGAGTTGAATGAACTCATTAACATCATCCGTTCCAATGTCAGTATTTAGTTTGATAGTGTTAGCATAATCTTTTTTCTTTCTGAACATGGCCCAATGCTGAACAAATGAATTAACCCCTTGCTGTATGTTTAAAACTGTTTCTTTTGCCAGTGCTACTGTAAATTCTTTTTCTTGTCGTATCGTGTCCGCACTTTGCACCGCCTGACTACCTCCGTCTAATTGCCTGATCTGATTTAGCCCGATTCTAAAGATCATGTTTCTAACCTCGGCTCGATTCTTTTCTGATGCCGTCGGATCATCGCTTGATATTTGTGTTAGTGTTGAACCTTCGGGTAACTTCATTACAGTTGATTCACTAGCGGGCATTATCGATGCCATAGATTGATTTGTGCTGATCGCTAATCGCGGATAGCCATTAAAGTAAATTATATTATCGTGATTAGAATCTAGATTATAGTACCGGTGCGCTTGCGGGATTACCTCAGCTAACCATGATCGATCTTCCATAATCGTAACTGGTATTTCGCTGACCTCACTAATTGATTTTTCTTCGCCGTCTGGAATCCATTGAGTTGTATTCTGAGCGCCGCTTAAAAAGAGCATCACCGCACTTTGCTTTGTACTACTAGCGGTTGAATCTTGAGTTTTCGCAATGAATCGCTGCATCGTGAACGCGCCATCTTTTAAGTAAAATGATCTGCGGACTAATTGCAGCGTTGGCTGATGCGATAAACTAGCTCTTAGTGGTAGCTCTACGCGCATGTCATGAATCGATGTGAACTTTCCTATGTGAGATCCGTTGATTGATTCTTTTTGCCAGTCCGGTACTTCGGTAGGTGACCAAATCTGTCCGTACGGCCTTAGTCCTGCGCTATTAGCATCCGCCTGATTCCTAACTAAGACATTAGGTGAGTCAACGAACGCGTAAGATTTGCCGAGCAGTAGATACTGAGTAGTCCACTTTTTTATAAAAGTATTGATCGAGTTACCTTCACCATCGATATTGTCCAGCTCTTGGTCTGTGAAAATATCTGCTACTTCTGAGGTATCTACCGATCTTTTAAATAGCATCGACACCCAAATAGATATGATCGGCTCACAAAAATTAACGTAGAATGTACGATTCTTGCGCTGATTCCATGCTGCTTTGCCGTCCGGTGATTCATCCTCAAGCGCAAAACGAATAAGATAGTTCTTCATTCGCTCGTTATCGCCATCGTAAAAATCTTGATACTTAGCCCACGTACTTCTTAGTGCCTCGTAATCCGGATGTAAATAAAAACTATGCATTAGTAAATTACCTTTTTAATTCCCGATTGTTTCGGGTTTGCTGATGACGCTATTATTTCTGACTGCACCCATTGGGTTATGTGATATCCGATTGCATCGCTGTATGAGTTCACATCCTCGCCAGATGGTTTTGATAACTCTCTCGAATGTCCGATCTTCCAATTCGTGCGTTGAATACTACTGATTAATTTCTTGCACTCAGGCGAGATGATTTGTTTTCGATACGAAAATGCTTTGTTCATTGCCTCGACCCTCACCTCTTGTAGCGGATTATGTCGTGAGGCAATCAAAAAAACATTGTCGTAATATTGCCGCAAAGTGCTGATAATTTCTTCGTAGCCACTGCCTGACTGCCTGACTGATGGACTGTGCAAAGCTGCATCGCCATTAACAATTATCGGCGTTTGCTTCCAACCTTTTTGAGGTGAGAATCTAGCAATAAAATCCACACAGGCATCAACTATTAATCGAGCATTACCGCGCGATTCCTCGCACCATGCCATGACTTTTTGCCGACCAGCAAACTGGGTTTCTATGTATCGTTCTTGCCCTACGACCCACGCAAGCGGCGCGTTGTTATCCCATGTTAAAATTAGCGAGCTCGATGGATGCGCCGAGCACTCTTTAATATCGTCGTCTTGAAAATCGGGATATGCTGAACCCTCAAAAAAGTTAGTAAAATATCCGTATATCCAGCTCAGCACCTTATTTTTATTAGTGCCGTAGTTCGCTAACTGCCGAGGTATAAAATCAGGTGATAAATTATGCGCGTTCATGTATGTAGATGCTCGAAATGATCGCTCTACTATCTCGTCGTTCTTTCGTATTCCCTCACAATTCGCTTTGTCTGCAAAATGATTCATGCCTTGCGGTGCGCCGAGTATGCCCGCTTGCGTATAGTTAGCCGCGCCATCTCTTAGCCGTTGCGATGCATAGATAATCACATCATCTTTAATCGATCCGGCTTCGTCTATTGTTAGCCGCCCAATGTTTGCAGCTACTAAATATTGCGGCCTGTCCGCACTTAGGAACTGAATAGTATGAGTACCCATCCCATGATAAATCTCTATTTTTTGCGGTACGCTACCGAAGATCCGGTAGTGCTTACCATCTACCCATTTTCTAAGATTAAAATATTTTCGCCATTCGGGAACTGCTGCATTTGAAATTAGTATATGAGTCGGTTCTAGCCACCAACTAAGCGCGGAAGCCTTATTTTCTAGCACCCATTGAGCATGATCTAAAACGTACCCAAAGGTCTTACCCGCACCCACGCCGGCATGACAGTATAGAGTATTACTAGTTCGATCGTTGATTAGCTCCGCCTGCCACCGCGTGAGAGTTAAATCACTAGGTAGGTTTAGGCTCATCGTTATCTACGACTTGAACGGTTAACGGCTGTAACTGATCTTTTGGTGTCTCTACTGTTTCTATTATCGCCTTCGGTAGTAGTCGGCAAACGACCCATTTTAGCGCATCCACAATTAACTTATCACGTTGGATGCCAGTTGTATCGGATGAGTATCCGCCCTTCCCGTTTGGTAACGGTTGATCCTTTGCCCGATCTTTCGCTGTGTCGATTATTTCATCGGCGTAAAGCTCCGCCTGCATTGCTCTTGCAAGCGCGTATTGGTATCGAAAATCTTTAAATGATTCATCTCTGACATCAAAAACCCATCGCAAAATTGTGGTCTTACTTGGAAACTTTTTGTTTTTTAAAATTGTAGTTAGGCTTTGCGGATCTCCATCGTCGCCTCCACATAGTAATAGACATATTTCCATCCCAAGTTCATAGGTGTAGGAGGTCGGTCGCCCTCGGTTTTTCTTTTTTGCCACGTTGTTTTCATGTTTTTGATTTAGAACTTAGTCACTCAACGTGACTACTTTTTGAAATTTGTTAGTGTTCGACGGGCGGGATCAATTCTCTTTTTTCTAGTTCCTTTTCAAACTCATCTTTGAGTACCGAGATCCATCTGGAAACGGTTCTAGGTGACCGCTGGCAGCGAGTTGCAATCTCTTTGATAGTTAACACTATATAATCGCCTGTGTTGTCTGAGTCATCAGGTATGCCGATGTAATGTGCTCTAAACGCCTGTCTCCAAAAAGCTGAATAGTCTCGGTTATTTAGCACCTTCTTGAGCGCTGCAATGGCACTGATAAACTGAGCATCTTTTTTAGGAACATTCGGAATCTCAACAGTCGAGCCGTCGTGAGCTGATTCAAATATCGCACTGGAACTTTCTACTGATACCTGAATTTTATCTGGTGAGATGATTAGTGACCGTAACCGACCGGCTGGGGTGTGTGTTCGTAGAAAAGCGCATACCGATAACATGCACCTAAAAGGAAACAATTCCTGATGATTCTGAGTATGGACTACTTTACAGGACATCGCAACCAACTTTTTTTTGATTAAAAGAATCTTTGACGCGGTGCAGCCTTTTTCTCTCGCCGACTCTTACTAGATTATTAGAAACTTTATACCATTTCATGCGAATATCATGCGCCAAATGCTCGATCCCTAGATGATCTAAAATGCTCAAAAACGTGAACATGTGCTTTTTACTATCGCTAAGAATCCACACTATATCTTTTGGTGAGCAGTATTCAGCCCTCGGGGATTGCCGTAATAACCGCCTAATATTCGCATTTACAGCCGAATTAAACCCTTGATAGAAGCACTCAACGAGTAGAGTCCTTTCCGGCATCGGTTCTGATTCCTCTAAAAATTCAGTAAGCATCCCTATTTTGTGATTTCTATTCATGAAACTATATCTATTGCCTCCTGCTCAGTTCGAGCTATTGAGTAATGTCCGCGCCATAGTGCCGAGAATAGTTTTTGTGACTCGGTCATTTTGCCATCGGGCTGTTTAATTTCAATTAAATAGTTTTTACCGTGGTATCCCACGACTAGATCAGGGAACCCTTCGCCTACCGCCGAACAATCAAAAACCGTTGCGCCTATCGCTGTTAGTGTGGCAACTATTGCTTTTTGATTATCGTCTGTTTTTCGTGAATAATGTTTCATATTTATTCGCCGAAATAATTGCTTGATTCCTTTAAATCCTCGTAGCATTTTACGTAGCCAAAATACACCGCTTTTTTATTTTCCTCAGTCACGTTAGGCAGTTTTTTCCCCAACTTTCCAAAATCTCCAAACGCCCAATCTTCATAGCATTGTAAATACCCAAGTGTTGTTGATTGAATAAACGCCGCGAGCTGATGGGGTGGTGTCTTATCTGCCTCCTCTACACAAGACTCATCCCAAATCGTACGACCAAATTCCTCGGCTCTTTTTATTATGTCGTCAGGTATTATCATTTTGATTGCTCCTTATCTTCTAAATAAACTTCGCAAAATTCAAATGCTGATTTATCATTTGCTAATCCTGGATAATGGTTTTCTAGATAATACTGGTATGCATCACTGATCATTTTTTGAATCTGCTCTTTTTTGAACTCCCAAATAGTGAAATAATATGACTGATTCGGCGTACTTCTCACACGATCAAATCTAAGAGTTTTCTTTTCGTAGAACTTACTAGTAATTTCCTTTGATTGTTTATTATCGTGTCGTAGACGATTAACTAAATATTGAAGTTCCTTAATTTGATCTTCGAATAATCCTTTTGTATTTATATCGTCATCAGTCATTTTTATTTTCCTTAACGCCAGCGCACTCAATTAAAAATTGATCCTTATCCTCACTTCTCATCCAGTCGGACCATGTTCGGACATGAGTCCGGAACCCCAAAGATATACTAATTAAATTATCAGCATAGGCC